TCTCTGCTGTTTTAATCAAATCAGTTTGAGTTGCATCACCACAGAACATAATCTTACTATTCTCACCAACACGGGTGATCATAGAGTCTAGTTCATGGAAGTTTAGATTCTGGAACTCGTCAACAATAACAATAACATTATCAAGAGTAGTTCCACGAATAAAGGATGTACTCCAGAAACTGATTGTGCCTTGTGCCTTGAGGTTAGCATAAAGCATTTCAAACGCATTGTCATCAGGCATCTCAAACATATACTTTACCATATTCTTATATGGAATCTGGTAAAGAGAGGACTTATCTTCATGATCGCCAGGGAGAAAACCAATCTCTCTGGTAGGCACAAGCGACCTTACGATGTAGATTTTATCGTAGGGTGTGCTGGGGTCTAATACATTTAGAAGGGCATTGTAGAGGGTGATAAAGGTCTTACCTGTTCCTGCACATCCATATGCTACAAGGTTCTGATCTTTCTTATACTCTTCAAAAAACTTTTCCTGATTCTCAGTAAGTGGTTCAATCTTTCTAGTGTAATCTAGATTGATTGGTTTCTTTCTTTTCATTGTACGATTACTCGTACCAAANGGGACCGGGTTATCTTTCTTTTTTCTAACGGGCATATCAATCAAATAGGTTTTACTATAGATCCAGGAGCTTTAGATGCTTTGCGAAGAACATCGTTCCATCCAGGATGTGATTTTTTCAACTTGTCGTAAATCTCACCGACCTCTCCAACTCCAGGGAATGTGGAAGGATCAGAATAGTCACGAGACCAATTTGGATTGTCCTCTCTCCACTGATCCCAGTCATGAATGCTCATCTTCACTTCTTTTTGTTCACCAGTTTCGCTGTTAACAACAGGATATGACGGCATAGTCACCTCTTCAGTGTAGTATTTAGACCCATTCTAGAGCAGCACCAATGATTGGAAACTGCTCACAGAAGATTGTTTTACAACCTTCCGCAATAATCATATGTTCTTTCTGAGTACCATTAGAGGCTCTCAAATCAATATAATGCATCCAAGAACGAAGTGATCCACTCATGTAGAGTCGGGTTCCTACGGCGAGGGGAAGCACCATCCTAGCACACTCCTTTGCCACACCACGTTCTAGCATCTGTTGATACAGTGCCATGGAGGAGTCAAACAAAGTCTGCATCTGCAACTCAAGGTTCTGTTGAACAAATGGATCAAGATCGTCAGTAGAGTTTTGACGATTCTTTGTGTCCTGACGACGCAGTTCAGGCAGCACGATCTTATCACTTAGCAAAGATGAATCTGCATAGCGTTGTGAAAATTCTTGGAAAGTAAATGAGCGATGACGCAGCACTTGAGCTGCGATTGCTCTAGAAGTTTCAATTTCAAGAGTCATAAATGACTGCTCAAAGATACTCCAATGCTTGTGCTTAATACAATACTTAAGCAATCCATCAAAAGAATCATTACCTTGATTGGATGGGTTACTTACACGAGCACAGTAAGCAATATGTTTTTCAGCATCAGGTGTTACTGAAACCAGTGTTACATTATTCATCTTGTTTAATTTCTTTGTGTAATGAATTTAATTCTTCATACATGATTAATCTGGATATCCATCATCATCATATGTTTCATCATAATCGAGGATAGGTGCTTGGTATTTAGTATCATGCTTGTATGACTCAACATCAGAGTAAACTTCAGACTCCAAAGCATCAACTAGAAGTCTCAAATTTCTGACGATAAGTTTAAGTTTATCCTTTTCCATAAAAAATGGGGACTAGTCGGGTAGTCCCCATAATAGCATCATTTATTGGACAATGCAACTATCAACTCTTAGATGCGAACTTACGTTCAATTCTAATACCACGATACATTAGATTGTGGTTTTGCTTTTGAGTTTGCTCTTCCAACACAGCGGCTTTGTATGCCTCTTTGTCGTACTGCTGTCCTCTATAGGTGATTGTAGTCATTGGTTTACTCCTGAAGTTGGGTGAAAGTTGAACCTTCTCTGCTTACGCAGGATCCGTTTTTCCCGTTCCTTCAGTCGTGTGCGTCCCATATACACTCAGGTGTAGATTCCTTTACGGTCTCTATCAACTCTACCTTAAAAGCATTAGAGAGATTCTCATTTGCTTTCATCTTCAGCATGATTGTATCAGCTTGTTGGCAGGAGAGTGTTGAATAGAATAATAGTTCTAGCATGGGATGAACGACTCCGTTCCGCGACTTACTTGCGTCTCCCTAAGGAGATGAACGACAGGTCTATTATAGACCTCATACATTATTTAGTCAAGAGGGGAGTTAAAATCCCTCTTCCTTTGCTTCTTCAATCATTTTAGAAACATAATTTTCTGTGCCGTTAATAGTCTTAATGGTAAACAGATTAGACTTCTGATACTTTTTAATCTTCTTATACTTTTTCATAAGAACACTAATCTCATCAGAAGACATATCAAAGTCTACATCAAATCCACTACTCATTTCTTTTTGCTCGATTTAGTTTGTGGTTGTGGTTGCTTAGGATCAGTCCAAAGTTTTGGACTTACAGTTCCAGCAGCTTGTGTGATATCCAACAGTCCTTTCTTATATTGATCATAGTAATGATCAAAGATGGATACTTTTTTTGAGCAGATTACAATATCATATTTGATTTCTTCTTTATCACTATACTTAACAAGAAAAGCATTGTTAGGTAGCAACTTGTCTTCTGCTAAAGTTGGGTCGCAGTTAGTCTCATAAATCTTCAAGACCTACCTCCCCATTGGATGTCTGGGAATGCAGTTTCAACAGCACCTTTTGTAAGTTTATACTTGGATTGAAGTGCTTTATCTTTTATGAGACAAAGCAAATCTGCCTCTGCAGGATGAAGACCTTCAAGAATCTGAATGAACATAGATTCTCTACGAGTCTTGGAGAGGTTTGGATTACCTCCTTGTACAAAGTGATAGAGATTCCTATACTCCTTTCTTAAAGAAGTGTGATCTGTACCAATAGGAACATCATTCTTCTCGTATGGCACATCTCCTTCAGGTAGAAGAGAGACTACAGTATCATCAAAGTTCCAAATAAGAAGAGATTTAAGTGCAGCATTTGCAAACTCTTTCAATATTTCAACTTTTTTAGTTACCGTTCTCTGCTTACTAACATGATCAAGGATCTCATGCATGAAAGGATTAGGTGGAAGTGGTGACTTAGGCATAGTATTTCAAATCAGGTTAGGTTATTTATTCTTCCCCTTCAGAATAATCTTCAAGGGTGTTCTCAAATCTTACAGCAAGAATATCATCTGGTAAAATTTGACCGTGTTCATCGAACATTTCGGGATGGGTAGGTATGAAAGTTGAGTTTCTTTCGATCACATATTCTTTAAGTAGATATCCGATTACTCCTCCTACTAAAAGAAACATCACAGAAATTACAGTTGATAGCGTTAAAGTTACTGCTAACATTTTAATCCTCCCCTTTTAGAGATTCTTTTGTTTTAACATCTAAACTAAAGTCTAGAAATAAGTTAATCTCTTTCTTGAAAAAAGGAAAAACTCTTCCAAACTTAATCTCAAAAGTTTTGGGCGCGTTTGGTTTTCTCCTTTTGTTTCTAAGTAGTAACTCTACACCCCGATTGAGATTCAAAGGTGGATCACTGTTACGATTATTTATTGGTCTTTCGTTTTCGTCCTGGTCTTTTTTCTTGTTCATACTTCCATGCATCCTCAAGTATACCATAAAGATATTTTCTTATTTTTCGTGCCTCTGGTTTTCTTATATGACCATATCCTTCACGAAGTTGTTGATGCATTCCATCAGGACCACCTTCAAGATATTCATCTAAGTCTAATATTAAGAGATTGATTTCCTTTGCAGTGGAACTTTCAATAAACTCAGTTGCGTCTCTCTTGGTAGCTTGAATACTTTTTAAGTACTGATACATGTTTATCACATATTTTCCTTGAAAAGCATGATCAATTGCGTGTTCTACGATGTCATATAAGTCTACGTTATCCATCAGACCAGTTTATTTTCTTTCAGGTATTTAACAGTTTCTTGACATCCCCCAAGTTTTTGTCCATTTGATAACACCTGAGGGAAGGTAGAACCTGGTCCAAACTCAGCATAAAACTCGCTCTTCTTATAATCCCTATCAAGTTTATACTCAACAAAAGTAAGTTCAGCAAGTTGAAGGGCAGCAATTACTTTTGTACAGAAAGGACATCCATTTTTAGAGTAGACTGTGAACGAAGGTGAGGTCATAATTTTGTTTACTTTGAGGTACTATTTACCTGTGCAGCATGGTGAGGTTTGTGCTCTCTTCCTAAGGGTTGGGAAGACTCAAAAGGATCCCGTGATTTGTTTTTAATCACAATGAAAGCATCTTTATTATACTTACGGTGACCAAGTGGGGACGACCACTTTTTATTATAACCCTCAGGTTGATCAATACCAGAAACAACAGTTCCTCCAATCTCTACAACGATGTTATCATCGTTGCCCCACCCAAGAGTGTTCATTGTCTCTGCAATTTTAGAAGCAAGCATATAAAATAGACTACTCCTTTAAGTTTAACAGTATTATTGTTAGTTGTAAAGGTCTCTTACTTCTCCAATGATCCAAGACCGCATACCAAATGGAGTATCAGCAATAAGACATTGTGTACGTTCTGCTACTTCTGCTGGTACAACTAGACAGAATCCAATACCCATATTGAATACATTTTTCATCTCATCATCAGAAATACTACCCGCATTCTGAATAATCTCAAACATATCTGGAACATCCCATGCTCCATAGTCCACGTCAACAGTCAGACCCTTTGGAAGGCACCTAGGAAGGTTCTCAGGAAGTCCTCCGCCCGTGATATGTGCCATGCCTAGGATAGGAACTTCGTCCAACAGGTACTGGATTAGGCGGGCATAGATGGTAGTTGGTCTCAGCAACTCAGGCATATCCTTGTAGAAAATCTTATGTCTCCACAACATATCATTGATAAGAGTATATCCATTACTATGGAATCCATTACTCTCAATACCAATGACTACATCACCAGGTCTNATATTACTACCATCAACAATCTGGTTCTTCTCCACAATACCAGTACAAAAACCAGCAAGATCATAATCAGTTGCTCTAAAATGCTCTGCAGTCTCTCCACCTAGCAGTTCCATTCCAGCCATCGCACAACCGGTGGCAACTCCATGAACAATGTCACTGACATTATCATCAAGTTTTTTGGTAGAGATATAATCTAGAAAATATAATGGTTTAGCACCAGAACATATAACGTCATTGACGCACATAGCAACAAGGTCCTG